TCGCCAATCTGCGTGACCTTGATGTGATGCCCAGTCAGGTCGTCGTACACGCTGCCGAGGTCCATGCCAGCAATCAGCGATTCGTCGTCCGCGTAGATCGCTGCCACGCTGCCCGGCGTCGCGCTGTCGAAGCGGATCGTCGCCAACCCTGGATCGCCGTCCGTCGTGGTCGTGCTGAACGTGAAGACCAGCGCACCCGCCGCGATCTTCATCAGCGTGTCGTAGCGAATCTTCTTACCCGTGCCGCTAGCGCCGTCCGTGGTGTCGCTCACGTCCACCACATACAGCCAATCGCCAGCCGCCGGTGCGGTCAATTCCGTCTTGTTCGGTACACTGCTCATGTCGGATTCCAGAGTGGGACGCCATCTGTCCCGTAGAGGTAGTCGTTGGATACGGTGTCAAAAAGAAAGCCGTTCGTCGGGATGCCGTCCGCCACCACGCCCTCCAGCACCAATATCCGCGCCTCGTGGTCGGCCAGTGTCGCCGTGTGTCCCGCCAGCGTGACGACGATGCCGGAAATGTCGGTCGCAACCCCCTTGGCGGCCTGCGCCATGCGCTGGAATGCCTGGCGGACTTCAAGGGGGTTGGTCGTGTCGGGTATGCGCTGGTGGCTCACTGGTGCAACCTCCCCGCCGTCTCGATTACCGCTGGCGCGTTCTCGAACGCCCAGCGCTCGCCCTGGCCGGCCAGTCGAAGGAGCCAGCCCATGCCGCGCCCGCCGGGGTTCTCGACCGACGAGCGGCCCGCCCGCCATGTGCCGGTGTCGTGAACCGCATTCGCGTAAAGCTCCTCGAAGGTGTCCCCTGCCGTCACGGACCACGTGACGGGGCCACTGCGCGCCGCCATGACGCCGATCAACTCGCGGAGCACGCCGGCAAACAGATCGTCGCCCAGCGGCAGCGGCCCGAAGTCCATGTAGGACGCGAACGCCTCGCCGTCGTCGTTGTGCGCCAGCGCGTTGAAGCGCCGCAAGTAGCCGTCGCGCCCGCCCATTACAACGCTCAGGTCTTCCGTGGCGCCGGAATGTACGGACGCCACCGCGAATGGCTCCTGGTCGGCTGCCAACGAAATCGGCCAGAAGGTCTTGCGCCGCCAGTCGAACCACCAGTGAATCCGGTCGTTGGAGTCCTCCGGCGTCAGGTAGATGTGGACACCGCGATCCCGCACATCGTACATCAGGCAAACCTGCGTGCCGACAGGGACGTTCTGGAGTTCCGCCGGGAGTGCGCTCTCGGACAGGTTGATCGCGCCGCTGCCGCCGCCTTTCGGCACGACGCAGAGGCCACTCAGCGCCAAGAAGACCAGCTCGCCGTCTGGCCCCTTGCACCAGGCATCCGGCCCGACGACGCCGACGACCTCGGAAATCGGATCCAGTGTCCCGTTGTACGCCGGATCGCCGCGCATCAGCCAGAGGGACGACAGGCAGCCGATTATCAGGTAGTCGTCGGAGTGCGGCATCAGCGCCACAATCGGCGCTCCCGGTACACCCAGCGCGCTGGCAGGCCCCGCCACCGCGGCCTGATCGTCGTCTTCCGCGTAATCCCAGTCCGTGGGGTCGTGCTGGCGGCTCGCATACCAGGCGTGCGGCGCGATCTCCCCGCCGGCCAGAATCAGTCGCCCGTTGAACCGGCAGACCAGCGGGCAGCCGGTCGGCACTTGGCCGGCAGTCGCCTCCAGGACGGCGATGGTGTCGGCGCTCGGATCATAGACCTTGGGGGCGCGCTCGATGCGGTAGGAGCACGTCCCCGTCGTCCCGGCGGTCGATGCCAAGGTGAGCGCCCCGCTGGCCAGGCTGGTGATTCGCAGAGTGCCCGCCACCGCGCCGCCGCCGACGTTCGAGATTACCACGACATCGGTATCGACATCGATCCCCAGCGCGGTCCAGTCGGCTACACCCGCCGCGTCCAGCAAGATGCCGGTCGCGTCAATCGTCCCGTCGTTGCCGGTCACTCGCAAGTCGCCGTAGTCCGCGAGGTAGAGCTTCTGGCCCAACTGCGCCGCGCCCAGGCGCACGCCGTCATGCAGATCAAGATTGGACGTGACGGGAAGAATCTCCCCGTTGAACCCCTCCTTGTACAGGTCGCCGTTGGCCGACCCGACCAGCATCGTCCGATTCTGCCCCGGCCCCGACGGCGCGAAGTACTGCACGCGGAACGTGCCCACCAGGCACACGCCGCCGACCTGAGTACAGTCGATCCCGAATCCAACTCGCGTACCCGTGTGGCTACTCACCGTCCGCGTCGCCAGTGTGTGGTTGTTCCAGTATACCGTGACAGTGTCACTGGATACATGAACCTTGAACCAGCCGGCCATTGGCTCGCCGTCCGTGCCGGACGCAAAGTTATAGGTCGTCACGACCCCTGCGACATAGGACTTCAGGGTGCCAGAATAGGCCCCCGTGGCGTCCTCCATGACTAGCTCCGCCACGATGCCGTTCAGCGTCGCATTCGGCGACGACGCGGCCATGCGCGCGAAGATTTGGAACTTGCCGTGATGCGCCAGTTCCCACGGCGCGATGAACATCTCGACGGTGTAGGCCAGCGCCGTGTCGATGGAGAGCGCTGCCCGCACCGCGCCGGCAGTCTCCACCGTCGTCACGACGGGCGACTCCAGCGTCTCCAGTATCTTCGGCAGCGTGCCGATCCACGACGCCGCCGACCAGACCGACGAGAAGGATAGGCCGGAGAATGAATCCGTCCAGATCGTGAAGCCGTCGCCCAGCGCCAGTTGCATCGCGTTCAGCATCCGTACCGGCCCCGTGCCCATGCGCCCGGTGTAGGCGCGCACGTTCCCTGGCCGACTCCCGCCCCGCTCGCGCCCTTCGATGGACGCGAACGGGCGGACGTTCAAGCAACGGGCCGTCGAAAACGGCTCCTGTTGCCTGAACGCCGGACGGCGGTTCAAGCCGCCAAGCGGGAATTGGATGTTGATGGCGCGACGCTTCACGGGCTATCAGGCTTCCACGGTGACCGCGTTGAAGTTGCAGCTCGTGACGGTGCCCTCGTTCACATAGAGGGCCGTGCCGTCGCCGCCGTCCGTGTGCTGGAAGAGGCAGCCCGTCTCATAGCCGGCGGCGCCATCGGTCGGGACGGTGGTGCCGTGCGCCAGCAGCAGGCCGGTCACAGTGTGGGGGTTGGGCGGCTGCTGCCGCATTACTTCGCCAACTCGATCTTTCATGGCAGGATTCCTTTTTACCAGGTGTCGCCGTTGAACGTAATGTCCCCGCTCCGCGTCCTGCGGGGCGGGCACTCGGATAGGTCAGGGGGTTGGCCCATCGGGCCGTAGTAGCTGGCGCCCATGCCGCGATCCCGCTCGATGGCGGCGATCAGCATGGAGACGTAGGTAAGGCGGTGCGGGCCGGTGGCGTCGCCGTTCACGCCCAGTTCCGCCGCCGCGAGGCAGCTTTCGATGTAGAGCTGCGACATCTTCGCGCCGCCCAGCGGGTAAGGGTGCGCGGAGTCCAGGACACCAGAATACGCCTCGTAGCGGTAAGTCAGCGTGTAGATCGCATCGGGAGTCGGGTAGAAGCGAACGCGCCAGCGCTGGCCGCTTACGCCGGTATTGGCGATAGGCTCGATGGCAGCCATGGTCGGGACGTCGGAGTCCCCGTCGTACTGCGTCAGCGACCGAATCCGCTCCAATGACACGACGGGAATCGACGGGCGGAGAATGTCACTCCCCCAGAAGAACTGTCCGGGCGGCGTCGCGAAGTCGTCGGGCAGGTTCACGGTGGCCGTGTCGGCGACCGTGACGAGCGTCGTCGTCGGAAAGAGGAAAGACCAACGATGCCGGATGTCAACACCCTGCGTCGCCGGCGGGAAGTAGACTTGCCGGATGCCCGAATCGACGCTCGCCGTGACGTTCACGTTCTGCTTCGTGCTCCGCGTAGCAGAAGTGGTCGGATACCCCAGGTAGCGGGCTACCGCGGCCTGTAGGTCTGCGAGTACGATGGATTGCGTCGATTCGGCCATGCGGGCTTACCCTTCCTTGTCATCTTCCTTGGACTTCGGCGGGCGTCCCGGCCCGCGCTTCGCGGCCAGCGCCTCCGAGAACGCGGCGCACAGGGCGAAGCCCTCCGGCGACATGTGGCCGGGGTGAATCCGATCCTTCAAAAACTTGGCGCGCTTGTACAGCGCCACGAATTCCGGCGTCGCTTCGACGCCGCTTGCCGCCATGTATTCCAGGCAGCGCTCATCAACATCAGGCTCTTGCTTGTCGGGTTCCATTGGACGAGTCTCCGATGCAGGCGGGCGATCCGTAGACCGCCCGCCCGCCGGGTTGTTGGTTTATCAGGTGGTGGCGAGGACGCAGCCGGAGTGGAAGATCTCCACCCAGGCAGTCTGCCATTCGAGGTACAGGCGCTCCGCAGCCGCGTCGAACGAGGCGCGCGCCAGCGCCAGGGGGTCACCCTGCGCGCCGGTGTCGATGGCGTCTAGCACCTTCTGCTGGATACCCGCCGTCGCCAGCTCGATCTCGGCATCGTTGGTGGTTTCAGTGCCCTGGCAGTAGAATCCCTTCTTCTGCCCCAGCCAGTCGCCATCCGCCAGGACGGCGCGAGCGTTGCCCGTGCCGATGGTGATGCCGCCACCGATGTAGGTCACGCCGCCCTTCATGATGGTGAAGGTCGCATCCGCCGCGTGGCCGGCATTGAGGAAGCTCACCAGCTCCACCAAGCCCGACTCCGGACCTTCCATCAGGTCGCACTGGCACACGGGGTTGCCCGTGTACACGACGACGCTACACGTGACAGCCGCATCCGGCGTCGCCACCACAGCCGAGGACGAGAGCACGAGCACCGTGGCGCTCGTGATGCTCAGGATGGTGTACTTGCCGGGGTTGATGGCCTTCGTCACCGACTCCAACTCGCCACCGAGGATGGCGACGGTATCGCCGACCGCGAAACCGGTCGTGCTGCTCACCGTGAGGGTGATGCCATCCGTCGCCAGCGAGGCCGCGCCGGCCACGCTCCGGAGGAGCGCCGCCGTCTTGGTCTGCCGGGGGATCGCCGAACCGCGACCGGGGAACCCGGCGAACGCGAACCGGCCACGATGGCTGCCGCTCGGTCCCGCGAGGCAGGTCACGATGCCCGTGTCGATCACGGTATCGATCAGCAGCGCGACGTTCACGCCACGACTGCCGGGGGCGTACAGTTCGACGAACTGCCCGCCGGTGACCGCGCTGTACGTCCGCGCGGCGACGCCGGCGAACGCGTTGTTGTTGCTCGCGGAGGGGCGCTCCACGATGTTGTTCCGGCGGCGGTCGGCGGCGGTCGCCGTGCCGTAGTCGGTGTTGTAGCACAGACCCTCACCTTCCATGAGGGCGTCGATGCCGTTGTAGAAAGCCCACACCGAAACCGGCTTGTGGTCGGCGATGTGGCTGTTGGGGCTCATGTCCATGATACTTTCCCAGTCAGTTATTGATTACGAATGAGTGAATTGACCTGCAGTGGCGCCGGTGGGCTTACTTGTAGAACACGGCCTGGCGACGCGGATCGTCGCAGATCATGTTCATGCTGATGTCCATGTCGACCCGGCGGACGGTGTGCTTGCCCGGCACCATGTAGGGGTCGGTCAACGCGTTCTCCCAGCCCGCCTGCACGCCGACGCCGATGTGCTTCCAGTCGAGCATGAACAGCGGGTCGGTGGTGTCGGCTTCCAGATACGGCACGTAGATCAGCGGACGGCTCTTGAACATCACCGTGCCGTTGAACATGGCGATGTCGCGGCCCAGGTTCATGTTCTGCGCTTCCATCGCCTCTTCCAGCGGCTCAATCACGCGGTAGTTCGTGTAGACGCCCTTGCCGTCCTTGCCCACGTCCGGCGTGGCGTGGTTCACGGGGGACTTCCACATGCTCTTGGTGTGGAACTTCCGCATCTTCCGGATCAAGTCCGTCTTGGATGCCGCCACATACTGCGCCGTCCAGTTGGCGTACCGGGCGTAGGTGCTGGTGGAGATGCCGGCACGGCCCTCGCTGAACCCGCTGGGGTTGCCGCCGTTGTAGCCCTCCGTGGCGCTCCGCGTGACCCAGTAGGCCAGGCCGAAGGGGGTCTTCTTGTCGGTCGAGTCGACGGGCTTGCCCCAAAGGAACTGCTCCATCAACTCGAACATGGCGACCTTCATGCCGGCGTACTTGATCTTGAGCTGGTTCACGATGGCCGTGCCGCCGCGCTGGAACATCGGCTCACGCAGGTCGTAAACGTAGTGCGCGTTCACGTAGCGCGGGCCGACCGCGCCGTTTGCCATCACGTCGCCGAACGCGGAACCGTCGCTCTCGTAGAGACCGACCGCGCGGGCGCTGTGATTGTGGTCCATCATGTACGGGATAGTCCAGTCGACGCCGCCCTCGAACTGCACCTGGCGGTGTTCCCAGATTTCGTTGACGCCGATGTAGTCCGTCAGGTCGCTCGCCATGTTGACGAACGCGCCCTTCTTGACCAGCTTCCTGTGGGTTTCGAGCGTGATGTCCGCTACTTGATCGGTGGTGAGACTCATGTCCTCTGTGCCTTATGGTTGGTGCGAAATCATCCCGCCTTCATGCGGGCGATCTTCTCGTCGATTTCGCTGATGACTTCTTCTTCGGCCGATTTTCTCGGCTTGGTTGCGCTACCCCCAGCGCGTGCGATGTGCTGGCCCGCTCGCTTCTCCAGCTTGCTGGCCAGCTTGCGTTCGTCGGCGGCCTTGATCTCCTTCTCCAGGACGATCTTGACCGACTCGTCGAACAGAGCCTTGTCGGACGGCACGGGCTTGCCGGACGCGATGTAGCCGTTCGCCAACACCTCCATCCGTTCTGCGATCTCACCGCGTTTCTTGAACGCCGCCGAACCGAAGGCGATGTCCTTGACCGTGCCTTTGCCGAGCACAGCCTCGAAGTCCTCGCCCAGGTCCTTGATCTGCCCGTCGAACCATTCCTCCGCGGACTCGACTTTCTGCTGGTGCAACTGCTGCTCCAGCGCGGCGATCCGCTCGTCGTCCTTGGCCCGCTGCGCCTTGAGCGCCTTGAAGTGCGCCACGACCTTCTCATCGTACTCGTTGGGGTCCAGATCGGGGAGTTCGTCTTCGGCCTTGGCCTTGGCGACTTCCCTGTCTTCCGTGGGCTTCGCGGCGCTTCTGGACTCCAGGAGCGCGATCACGTTCTCCAGCCCACTCTTGTTGCCCTTGAACGCCTTCGCGTCCTTGAGCTTCATGCCGGCGTCTACGGCGCGCTGGAGAGTCTCGTCATCCAGTTCCGTCTCGTCGGCCACCAAGCCATCGGCCGCCGGAGAATCATCATCCGGCTCGATGTCTTTCTTCGCCACGCCGGCATCGCCGGCTGGAAGTTCCTGCGTCTCTTCGCCGGCCTCGTCGGGCACGACTTCGCCGGACGCGACGGCTGCCTTTTCGGCGGCGGCGTCATCGGCGAGCACTTCATCGACAGCGGCTTCGATACCAGCCATCGCGTTCTTGAATTCGGTTTCGTTGTCCATGTCGGGGACTCCTAGATATACGAGTTTCGGTCGTGCAACCCGCGTGCTTTCAGCACGTTGCGTCGGTGATGTGGATTGCGGTACAGGGGGTTGCCGTTGGCGCTGACCTCCGTGGGCACGCCGCGCTTGTTCAGGAAATCGGCGAGTTCCTTCCGCTGCGACGGGTGGACGCCGGACGCCTCGCACTCCAGCGGCCAGCCAGTGCCACCCGACCGCTTGCCGGCCCCGCCCTCGGCGGAGAAGGAGCGCTTCGCCAGCCGGCCATCGGGGAGTTCGATCAGCTTCGGAATCTCCTCTTTCATGGGGAAGAAGCGCTCGACGACTTCGCCGTCTTCGGTCTTGTAGCAGTAAGTTGCCATCAGCTAACGGCCCTCCCCATTACGGCTTTCTCGCTGGCCTGTGGGCTGCCGCCCATCAAGAGCTGCGCCAGCACGCTGTCCTTGCCCTGGCGGGTCGCGCCCGGTCGGTTCACGCGCTCGTAGGTCCGCGTGGTGTGCGTCGGCATCCGCGACGGCTCCGGATCCCCCTGCACTGGCATCTCGCCCACGGTGGACGCCTGGAACTTCACCAGATCCTTGATCTCCGGGATGTTGGCGTATTGCGCGATCAGGGCGAACAGCGCCTCGAAATCGACGCTACCGCCGCCGGCCTGGATCAGGGGGAGCGCCGGAACGACAAAGCGCTCCCAGATCATCGTGATCTTGGACAGGCGCTCCGCCGGCGAATCGTCCTGCAGGGAGAACACGTCGATGTCGAAGTTGTGCCCGAAGTAGTCGCCGCGCCGCGTCTCCGGCCCCCATTCCGTCTCGACGTAGATGTCGTCACGACCCGGCAGCGGCTTGCGGAGGATGCGCCGGCGGACGGGATCAGTCCACTCGTACCAGCCCAACGTCTCGAAAATCTGCCGCAGGCAGTCGACGACGCGACCGGCCATCTCTTTGAGGCGGGCGCTCGCGGCGTCGGAGAGTAGCCGATCCTGGCCGACTGTCTCCGTGGTCGGCGCGAGGCCGCCCAGCGAGTCGAGGTTGCCGGCGAAGTAGGAGTACAGGTCACGGACCTGAAGGAAGAAGGCGAGAGTGACGTTGTTCACGCCGCCCGCTTCCAGCCGCTCCGGCTGCCTGCCGTTGTAGGTGATGCCGTCGCCGTCGCTCGCGGTTTTGAATCGACCGACAGCCTCGTCGTCGCCGCCGGGGAATCCGAGCACCGTCTTCTGAGCCATGGCCTGCTTGGCGAGCTTGCGGAAGAGGACGTTCCCCAGCTCGTGCATGTCGCGCCAGATCGACACGGGCGGCAGGGAGTCGAGGTTGTCGGGCACGTCACCGAAGGAGAGCTTGATATACGGCCCGGTGTGTACGCCGTCCCAGGAAACCGCCTTCACCAGGATGCCGGATGTCACGGCGTAAGTGACCAGCAGATTCAGGCGGGGAATCCACACGTCCCGGAGGTGGACGCGGTCACCGAAAGTCTGCGCGGCCTTGCTGCCGGAGATGTCGCCGGCGCCCGATCGCTGGTCGGCGCTACTCTGAACGTAGTCGTCGCCCTTCAGCGCTTCCTTCACGGAATCGCTGATACGCAGGTCCTCCATGAGGTCGTCCAGCTCGACCCAGTAGTCGTTCCCCTCGTACTGGATCGAGTTCCGCTTGCGGGCGGACTTATCGTAGAAGTAATCGTCGAGGGTAATGACGTCGACGAAGGGCTCGCCGTACTCGTGGCCGAGATAAGTACCCGTCGTGCAGATACCGACCTTGAAGACACCCTTGCCGAACATGGCCTCCATCACGCCATCGCGGAAGTTGTGCGCCAGTCCGACTTCACGAGGGACCTGATTCAAGGCCATCGTAAAGTTGGCCGCGTCGCGGCGAAGCTGGCGGTTCGCGGCATTCACCTGGCACCGCGGATTCCGGGGGGAGAGCTGGCGGGTGTAGATCGAGATGGCCAACTCGATGAAGTTCACCGGAACGCGGTTCTCCGCGCCGCCGTCCGCGTAGTGGGAGCCGACGTACTGCTGGATGGCCTCCTTGCGCTTCTCTTGCTGGAATTGGAGACGCTGTATCGACCAGTCGATCGACAGCTTGAGCTTGCCGAAATCGGCTTCCGGCAGGAGGGTATGGGGGGAGTCTACCACGGCAGCCCCCAGTGGCGCAGCTTATTCAGCGCCTTGGCCCAGACCGGCACGACGTTCGCGTTCTCGCAGACGCCCCAGCGCCAGACGCCGATGAAGTAGACGCAGCAGAAGCGCAGGGCCGGCCAGATGCGGCGGCGTTCGCACCAGCTTTCCGCGTGGATGTCGGCGGCGAGGAAAGTCAGGACGTTGTTCACCAGGAACACCAGATCCGCGATCAGTTTGTCGGCCCGCGACTTGGCCGCGCTGTACATCCAGTCGTGGATGTCGCCGGCATCCGTGATGCAGACCCCGCCGAAGCTGTCCGGGACGTCTATGTCCTCGGTCCCGCAGCCATTGCAGTTGGCCTCCAGGTCGGCGGGCGTGGCATGAATGAAGCTCACCGGAGCCAACAGGCCGTCCGGCGTTACGCGGAGCGCGGAGATGCCGTCTGCCAGCATCTTGCGGGTGGCGTCGCGAGCGGAGAGGGGGAGGGGAAGGAGTTCACTCACCAGCCGGCCCCCAGTTCCACGAGGCTTTCGCGAGCGCTCGCATTAGGGTTCATGTTCCGCCGCCACTGGAGCGAGCCGATTTCGGCGACGGGCGCGACGGGCTTGCCGTTGCGCGTCCCCTTGCCGATCCGCGCCTTGTTGGCGAGCGCGTCGGCGACCACCTCGTCACCGTGCGCCGTGGCCGCGCCCGTGGGGTCCTGGCTGTTGATCGCCGCGCTGTGAACG